CAACTGATAACTTCTAGCAAATTGAGGATCTTCTAATTCTGCAGTATAAGTTTGAGCTCTCTGGAACCAAGTAGGTAAGAATCCAGAGATAGCATCTTTAGGCAGTCCATAAGGAAAAGCCCATTTCAAAGATTCCTCAAGGTCAGGTCTATTCTTTGCAATCTCTGCAGCAGGAACAGCTACATAAGGACCTACTGGAAATATATCTGAGAAGAAATTAGGATTACCCTTTGAGTAAAGAATATCCATACCACCTTGGAATAGGATATCCAAGGACCCTTTAGGAATACCCATCTGGTTCAAGGACTCTGTTCCTTTATCAAAGAAAGGAAGTTTATTTAAGCCCTTTGGTAAACCTACCCATATTATATCATTGCCAGATGTTTCTCCTGCGGGAATTGGATTGCCTTCAAAGTCGGTAACAAGACCTGCTTCATTCGGCGCATTCCATACCATATAGCCACGATTTACAATAGCAGGATTAGATACTGCTAATTTCATCCAAGTCTTGTAAGCATTCTCTTGTGCTGAGAAGAATGGGTTAATATATTTCATAACCATTGCAGCATTAGTCTTGCGTTCAATATTAAAAAGAATACCTTTCATCTCACGAAGAGCAATTTTGTGAGACTGAGATAATAAATCCTGTTGTTCTTTTACCGTTAAGCGTTCTTTCTTTAGGCCAGTCATAATATCTAGACGGCGTGTAGCTTCTCGGCGGTAAAGATAAATATAAAGAGGGTTACGAGCCCAAGCATCTTCAGGCAAAGTTGCTAAAAACTTAAATGCGCTGTTTACGAGTCCACGAATTTCAATTTTAGAAGCATTGTAGATATTTTCTTCTAGAATGTGACCGTGAATAGTTGGTAATTCTGTAGGATCTTTGAAGGCTAATCTTAAATCTTCAGCAGTAATCTCACGGATTTTAGGACGTAGCCCTGATTGAACAGGTAAATAGTTATCTAGAAACCCAGATATCTTAGTTACGTATTCTACTGCTTCATCTGAGTCAATAGCTAAACGGCGGCGTAAATCACGGCCTTCTCCAGAGTTACGTAGCCATTTGGCAACATCATCAATGGTTTCTCCATTAGCTATCTTTTGGACTACTGCTGAGTTACCAAATTGCTGACGTAAAGTTTGAGCCCACTGTTCAAAGTATCCTGGGTCTGTTGGTTTTACAGCACCAATACCCTTTGATGAAAGATTACGACTATACAAATCAGTATTACTATCTACCATACGCTGGAATGAATTACTAGATGACGCAATGCGGCGGAACATTTCTCCTAATTCCCCACCAAAAGCATCAGGAAGAACATACTTTTGACCATCAGATGTGACAGTCTCAAAAGATCCAGTACCAATACGCTTCTTGGGCTCTACTGCTACCCGCTTACTAAGAACTGAAGCATAGTGGTTATAGATAGCCTGTTTTTCTTCGCGCAATAGTCTTTTAGTATTCAACTCTGCGGCAAGGTCTAAATCTTTTGGATATAAAGATACCTTTGTTTCAAGAGCAGCAATATCATCTTTAAGAGTATTTAATTCGCCAATAACTTTGCGACTCTCTATTTGAATGCCTCTAAAGGTTAAACCATCTTCTATCGGACGGTATCTATCTATGTATCTTGTAGGAATCTTAACTGTATTATCTAGGATATTCTTAGTTCCTTCGCCAAGATGGCGAAGAGATGCCATAGCACCAACGGATGCAGCTATGCGAAGTTGAGAATCAATAGCGTTACGCTGTGTATATCCAAGTCGTAAAAGAACTGCTGCCTTAAATATGTCCTGGTATAAATCAATATAGTTGAGAGCTAAATCTTTTTTGCCTCCAACAGCATTAACTATACCCAACTTACTGTTTCTCTTTAATACTTTATCAAGTGTTAGGAAATCCATAATTGGTAAGAAGTTAGCTGTTTGAGATTCCAACAAAGGCACTTTAATAATAGATCCGTCTAGGTCTATCATAAAGCCATTGTCTTTTATAGACTTCAAAGCAGAGACGCGAGCGTTTTTGATACCATTGTAAAGCGTCATAGCGCGTTCTTCATCTACGCCATATTTTTCAGCAAGTTTTCTAAAGCCATAGTTTTCTAAATTTACAGCAGCAACTACTCTGGCCTCTGGAGATACAGCTTTCATATAGTTATCAAGAAGCTCTTTGCTCTTTTGAGGGCTAGTATCAGTAACTTTACCTAGAATATTTAAGGTAGCAATAACTTCGCGGTAAGAATCAGCATTATTAAAGTCAATTAAACCTGCTGGACGCTCTTTACCAAGCCAACTAACCTTCTGATACAGTTTGTGAAATGGAGTTGGCTGATAAACCTCTACTTTAGCAGAACCAGTTGTGCGGTCATAGAACCTTACAGCACGAGACTTGGCAATAAAGTCTTCAATTCCACCAGCTAGAACGCCAGTAGTGCGAGTTAGCGCTCCGCCACCCTCGCCAATTTCCATCATTTTTGCAAAAACTTTGTCTTTTTCAGCAAGAGCTGCATAATTAGCTTTGGCTTCATCAATGGCAGGTTTATTATCGTTAAGAAATGGAATCATTCCAGAGCCATCTGGAGCAGAAAACAGTTTCCACTCGTCTACAGCAGATAAATCACCACGAGCAACCTCAAGGGCATCGCTAATATCGCGGCGTGCTACCTTTAATTCATCTAACGCTTTAGGATCGCTAAGTGCGGAACGTAGAATTAAAGCTGTTTCATCTACGGTAGTAGAGTTACCAAGTAAATGCGCTAATAGTCCTGGCTGACTTGACGAACGAACCATTGGATGGTTTATAGCATAAGCTGAATCATTCTTAGTAAAGTCATCTAGTAAAGGTGTAAACCTATTTACTTCGCCATATTGAGCCTTAGATATTCCTTCAGCAGCTTTGGCTACAGCATCTGAATTAGTTAGCTTACCTACTCCAAGTGAGCTTGCTTTTACTCCCATAGCAGCCTTGCCGCCAATAAAAGTTATATCACCAAAGAAAAGTGTTCCTAAATCAACTCCGCCAGAAAGAGCTTTACCCCAAGCGCTCTTCTTAAAAGCTGCTTCGCGCTCATTAGGGTTATAGATATTAAATTTAGGATCATAAGCATTGCGAAATGCACCAATAAATGCTTGGCCTGGTGATATCTCTTGAGCACCTTTGTAGGCTTTCTTCCAAGTATCAGGGTCAAAGTAATCAGTAAACTCAATGCGACCAGCATTCAAGTCACCTTGAACCAAACCAAAAGTAGTAAGAGGTTCACGAATATACTCTTGGTTAATCTCATTGATTTTTACAAGAGCAGGTGCTACATAAGGGACCTTCATAATAGCGCCGCCTGCAGATGCTAAAGGTTTAGCAATGCGTCCTTGTTCTTTTTCCCAAGATGTCTTAAATGGTTTTAAGAAACCATTATACGCATCTTCATCATTCCAAGGAGCGGTTCCTACATCCCAAGCAAATCTGGCAATACCTTTACCAGCGCCAATTAGTTCCCCGCCAAATTTACCTGCATTTTTTACTGCGGTTGAGGCAACTTCACCAATTCTGTTCCATACACTCACAGATTATCCCTTAGTTCTCTAATAGCTTTACGGGTTTCTGGTGATGTATTAGGCAATGATGCTATGTAAGCAAGCACTGGCATATATTCTCTGATTGCAGATCTAAAATTTATGTCGTCTTCTTCTTGAGGTCCACCTGGAAGAACTTCAGAACCAGGACCAGGACCTATATCAATACCTGCGGTAATTTCTTCATCTGGACGCGTGGAAGCATCATACAGTCTTGTTCCAACTTGAACTGGATTTCTTTTAACTTTAGTTACATCAGCAGTTTTTGCTAATGGGGCGCCTGCTTTATTAGCGGCGTTTTCTACACCTGAGCCATACTCTGTTGATTGGAACGATAAACCATCTGTTCTCTTGGAGAATTTACCAGGTCCTGATACACCTGCCATAGGCCCTCTACTAGCCATTTGGATCCTCCATCTTCTCTAAATCTGATGTGAACTGTTCCCATACTCTGGAAACTTTCGTTGTTCTATTTGCGTTATACACTGCTAAATCTAAAAGTTCTGATGCGAGCATCTCTACAGCTCGCACTATATTCACAAAGAAACCTGACATAACTACTAAGAAATCTGCAAGAGTGACAGAGCGCGGTACATAATCTTTGTTATCTTCCACGCTCTATCCTCTCAACAAGTAACACTAAGCCTTCTTGCCTTTACGACCTGCTGGAGCATAGCCAAATCTGACTTCTCCGCCTGCTGGCTTTGGGGCGCTCTTAGAGCCTTCCTTTGGCTTAGCCATTGAAGCCTTTGCACGACCACCTTTTTTCATATTCATATCACACCTCCCTTACCCTGCAATAGATGCGAGTAATGACGCTATATCTGGACGAGAGCCAGCAGCAGGGGCCGCACCCATTTGTTCTGGAGTAGGCTGCGAGGCAGGAACGGGGGCCATACCTGCTGCTGGAACTTCTTCGCCCATTGGAACTTCTACCTCTGGTTCTGGGGCGAATACTTCTTCAACTATCGTCTCAAGTTGCTTACCTTTTTGGCGACCCTTGATAACCTCTGCGATTCTAGAAACAATCTGAGAAGGATCTTGACCTTGGGCTGCAAGTGCTGGAATGGTCTGAGCATACTGAGCAACAGCAATACGCAGAGAATCACGCATCTCTTCAATATCCACGCGCTGCTCTTCTTGAGTGACATTCAACTCCATAGGGATTTCTCTACGTACATAATCTCTTGATACGAGTTTGTCGCTTCGCATCTGTAGTAAGGCAATGATGGCATTGTTTGGATTCATACCAGACATAATGCCGTAACGAACATCTACGCCATACTCGCCAGCAATCTGACGGGATGGCACATACTTCATATTAAACGGTGTGCCGTCATCTACTCCCTTGATTTCCTTGGTCATAGAACCAAAGATTTTCTCATCCACCTCAAAGCAGAGAGATACCAGTTCAGTAAATAGTCTTGCAAACTGTGCTTGTGCTGCGCGAACCTGAGTATCAAAGCCAGCTTGTAGCGCTTGAACTCCGCGACCTGTAATAATTGAAGCATCAATATTACCGCTACGAACTTCTGGATAACGAGAACCTAGACGTAGTTCTCGCTCTAGAACGCCAGATTCTGTAAAGACTCCTGCTGGAAGTTCTAGCGGTACACGGCGAATACCTTGCGGATTAGCAGAACGCATAATCGAGTCAGGACCAAGGGCTAGTTCCTGCACATCTTGCGGAATGGCGATAGGTGCTTGGATAGATTTCTCTGCTGCTTGAATCTGCAAT